GCATAGCGCAGCGGCAACATACACATTAACTCTTCCTAATGCACTGCCTACAGTTGCAGGACAGTCTCTAACATCAGACACAAGCGGTAATTTAAGTTTCACCACCATTAGTGGAGGAGGCGTTGCGACAAGAACAAGTGCCAATGCAACCACAGCTTCTATAGCTGACGGCGCATCTGCTGACATGACAATTACTGGCGCAAAATCTTATATGCTTATGTCGATTCAAACCAGTGCAGCTGCCTGGGTCACTGTATATACAAGCACGGCCACCAGAACCTCAGACGCTTCCAGGAGTAGCAATACTGATCCGTTGCCAGGCAGTGGCGTTATAGCTGAGGTTATTACAGGTGCAGCTACTACTCAAAAAATCACGCCAGGGCTATTAGGTTTTAATGATGAGGCTACACCCACCTCAGATATTTATTTAAAAGTAGAAAACCAGTCTGGATCAGCCGCAGCAATAACAGTAACTTTAAGTCTTTTAGTCCTTGAGTCATGAGCACTTTTGAGTATGTTGTTACGCTTCTAAATCGCGGTGATTTAGATGCATTTTACGCTGACATGGAGACACTAGGGCACACTCGTGCTGAAGTGCCAGAAAGAGAGGTCCAATGTTTTCAACGAAGAGAGATAAGTAGAAATACTCACTACTTACTTGCTGAAGATGAAGCTGAAGCTCTCAAGTCTGATGACCGGGTTAGATGTGTTCAATTGCTTGACGAAATACCTGAATTAACTAAGAATGCATCTCAGACATCTTATTTTAATAGGGGATATGCCTCTGACAGTAATCATACAAGTGATTGGCACAACACTGACAAAAACTGGGGGTTGTATCGCAATTTTGTAGACACAAGTACCGCAAACTGGGGAGAAGAAAGTGGTAATGCAAATGCTTTTCCTAGAGTCAATGCAACAATCTCATGGAACTTAGAGGGGCAAGACGTTGATATTATTATTAATGATGACTTAATCGACCCAAACCATCCTGAGTATGCGATCAATGATGATGGCACAGGCGGATCACGAGTACAAAATATTGACTGGACTGATTATTTATCTAGTGGCAGTGTTGCTCATTGGAAAAGCATTTTCTTTGATTACACAGAAAATCATGGATCTTTATGCGCTTCTAGCTCTGCAGGCAACACACATGGATTGGCTCGTAAGTCAAATATTTACTGCATTGAGGCAACAGGAAGACCTAAATTTGCAAAATTTAAAGCTACGAGAACAGGGTCTCTTTTGACAGTTGTTTCTGTAGAATCTGGAAGTGAACCTATAGCCGTAGGCCAAAGAGTTTATGGAACTTCAGATACAAATATTGGCACTACAAGAACAATCTATAGCCTAGGCACTGGTACTGGAGGCACTGGTACTTATTACTTAAGTTCAGCTCCAACAGGAGATCATTTATTCGTCGATGATTATTTTACTGGACATTCAAGTGCTGGTCAAAATTACATGTGGGATTATATAAGAGCTTTTCATAAAAACAAACCGGTAAATTCTACGACAAATAGGCGCAACCCTACTGTTGTTAATGCTAGCTATGGGTTTCAGTCCTATTATTATTACAGTAATTTGAGTTCTGTTCAATACAGAGGCACCTCATACACTTCATCAAATACAACTTGGACAAACGACAATTTGTATAGCAGCTTTGGCATTGTTCCTGCTCCAGGTTTTAACGAAACAAACTCTAACGCTGCTAATTTTACTTACACTACTACATCTGCGTCTATCGAATCTGACATAGAAGATGCTATTGAAGATGGCATAATGATTGTCGCTGCGGCTGGTAATTCACAGCATAAAATGGATGTCAGTGGTGGCTTAGATTTTGCGAATACATTTAATAACAGCTCCTCTTATTCTTACCATAACGGCGGCCTTTTTGGCGACACTGGCGCAATTGTCGTAGGAGGAGTTGATAATGAGATTGCCTCAGGCAACGAATTAAAATCAGACTTTAGCAACACGGGACCAAGGGTAGATGTGTACGCTGCTGGCACTAATGTTTTAGGCACTGATTCTGGCGACAAAGCTTTTGGCAATATTGTATCTTGGTCTATAACTAACAATGTAGCAACTTTTAATATACAAGGTGAAAATTATTTTCTTGGTATTAATGGATTAGATTATGCAGTAGGCGGTGGCAATACTGTCCGAATAAAGATACAAATGGACAGCTCTTCGCAATTTAATGGTTACCACGTTTATAAACAAAGCGTTACAGCCAGCGGCGCATCAAATCCAACTGGTTTTACAATTGATTTTACAGCAGCTGATACGTCTTTGACAACTGAAGATGGATCTTTCTACGGTTGCAGTGAAAATAGCCCAGCCATCTTGTATGCATACCATTTATGCGATCCACGAAATGACAACAAGTACTTATATCACGCAAGTGGTACAAGCTTTTCTGCACCAATAACAACAGGTCTAGTTGCGTGCTGGATGGGCTACTTTGGTCGCCTGGATAGAGAAGAATTTAAAGCTTTAATAGCAGAGACCGGCGCTTTGAATAAAATGACTGCAGGAGCAACAGACGATTATGATGATCCTCGTGCTCTTTTAGGTGGACCTAATGCTATACAACGATATAAAGAGTTTCGACCAAGTTCTGGATTTACCTATCCTCAAAATACTCATAAGGCAAGAAGTACAGCAACAGTAAAAGGACAAACTAGTTATGTAGCTTTTCCAAGGCAAAGAGTTTTGAGATACGGGTCGTAGGAACACTAGCCCGTCTATTTAGGGAGTGATTCCCTTTTGCCATGTCTGAAGAAAACACCAAAGCCTCCGAGATGGAGACTGGCGGCCAAGAGCTCACACCACAGGTCAGTGCTGAGGATAAATCTCAGTATAGTCCAGATGAGGTCGCCAATCTCGTTAAAGCATTGCGTTCTGAACGGGAAGCTCGTAAAACTTATGAGCGTCAATACAAGGATAAAGAACAGCAACTTTTAAAACTAAAAGATGTTGACTTAGACCGTTATCAACAACTTGAAGCTGATGCTGCCCGTGCCGCTGAGATTGAATCACGTTATGGTGAAACAATTCAAGCAATTGAAGAGAAGTATGGACGGCAAACAGCAGAGGCTGAAGGCAAGGCCAAGCAAGCTGAAACGCAGATTAATGAATTCAAGAAGCGTTATGCTCTTGAAAAAGTATTTACTTCAGCTGGTGGACGAACTGATTCTGCCGACGGCGTATCTTTTTTCGACATGTTCGCAGAACAGATGAGTAAGCGGTTCAGGCAAGAGCCGAATGGCAGCATTACTGTTGTCGATGAGCAAGGTGATCCTATTCTTGATAGCGAATCTGGCAAGCGAATTTCACCTGAAGACTTTGTAAGTAGCTACAAAACACATCCTGTTTATGGCACTTTCTTTAAAGGAGTTAAAGGTTCAGGCGCTGGTTTGAACTATGCCGGGACAGATGCAAACGGAATGCCAGTAGAAGACTTATCGTCGCTATCGAGGGAAGAATTATTCCTAAAGGCATTCGGATAAATGTTTCGCCCCGAAAGGGGCTTTTTTATTGGGAAGAATAGAAGTTTCGGAATTATATGTTAGAAAGCACCCGGTTTTGACTGGCCGTGATGGTTAGCAGGCAGGGTGTTCGAGTTAGGGCGTGATGCTCTGGACACGTTTCACCTTTCCTCCATTAACCACAGGAGTTTAATTCTAATGGCTTTAAATCTATCCGAGGCTAAAAAGCACTCTCGGAATCCACAAGAACTGGCAGTTGTTACAGAACTGGCTGCTGGTCCTTTACTATCCGTTCTCCCTTTCCGCGACATTCAAGGCAACGGCCTTTTCTGGAAGCGTGAAGAGAGCCTCGGAGACGTGGGTTTCCGTAACTACAACGCTAACTACACCGAAAGCTACGCTGAGGTAAGTCAGCAGTCTGAAAGCCTTCGTCTGTTCGGCGGAGACATCAAAATTGACCGCGCAATCCTTGATCTAGAAGGTGGCGAGTCACGCGCTTATCAGGTTCAGTCCAAGACCCGCGCAATGCGTCTTTCTTGGGAATCACTGTTCATCAATGGCGATTCTAACCAGTCTCCTTCTGAGTTTGATGGCTTGGCTGCTCGCATGCCAGCGGCTGATCACGCAACTAATTCTCAAGTTATTCGTAACGCTTCTAGCGCCGCGACTCTTGACTTAGGTGCTCTTGATGAGGCAATCGACTCTGTTGATGCACAAGGCGGTACTAAGTACTTGGTTATGTCCAAGTCTGCACGTCGTGCTTTAACAACTAAGGCCCGCGCTTCTGCTCAGATCGACATTGCTCGTAACGAGTTCGGCTATCAGCAGATGGTTTATGCCGGTCTGCCTGTCATTGAGCTTGATCGTGATCATCAGAACGCTGCAATCCTTGATTCCACCCCTGCTGATCAATCGATCTATGTGGTGACCTTCGGCAACGACCTGCTGACTGGCATCCAGAACGGCGGCATCCAGGTTCGTGACTTGGGCGAAAGCACTGCTTCTCCTCAAATCATCGTTCGTGTTGAGTGGTATTGCGGACTGGCTATGGTTAATGGCCGTGCTGCTGCTCGCTTGACCAACGTTAACGCAACTGTCTGATCTTTCCTTCTGAAAGTCAACAATACAAAGGGGCTTCGGCCCCTTTTTTTGTAATTGGGAACCTATTACAGACCAAGTTGCTAACAGTTGAGCACTAGGTTTCAAAATTTTTAGGTATTTATTATGGCTGCACGTTCTTCGGGAATGTTCCCCCGCGAAAAGTTTGACATTGACGCTAATTTTCTTGTCACAGCAAGTGACACGACTCCTGGCGTAACTCTTGCCAACATCAAGACTATCCGCGTTGGTCTTGTTAACACGACGATCACTGGCAACGCTACTGTTGTTTTCAACATTGGCGGCCAAGACGTTACTTTTACCGCTAACGACTTCGACAAAAATGGTACTGCTATTGCTCACCTCCGTGGTGCTTTGTGCGATGCAGACAACCTCGTCAAGTACACCGCCACTGCTGGTTCCGGTACGGTCTCGGTAGGTACTGCTTTTCTTGATACAGTCGATAACGTCGCTTGATTTAACAACATACGGAATAATAAGGGTGGCTAAGGTCACCCTTTTTTGTTATGCATTTATCAAAGCTCCCCACAATCTTCGTTAAGGGTGGCGAAGAACGCAAAGCGTTTTTTACTATCCAAGCAAAAGAACTTATTGCCGCAGGATGGGTTGAAAAAGGAACTGAAGAGGAAGTTGCTAAGCCTGTTGCGGAAGTAAAAGAAGAATCAAAAGTTGTTGTCGAAAGGCCTAAGACTGAAGAAAAGCCTAAAGCTCGTCGCGTTACAAAAAAGAAAGTTGAAGAATCATGAACGATGAAGTTCTTTACGTAAAAGGCCCAAGATATCTTGACGGTGTCAATCTTGACGCTGACATTATTTCTGCTGAGCCAAAGATCATTCGCCGGCAGATAAGTGACCCTGTAAATGACGGAAGTCTTGGCAAGCCTGCATATGTTCCAGGTTCCAAAAACCTAGACGGCACACCTCTTTAATAAAAGCGGAAGACTACTGAGAACTGCATGGGCAATTAATGGCAATGCCTCTTTCTATTGCCAAAAGTCTTGGCAAGTCTAAAGCTAAGAAGAGCAAAGTAATCAGTGAGTATGGCGGTAAAGCATCGCCAACAAAGAAAAAACCTTTTAATGGTGCAAGCAATCGCTTAAGGAGGAAAAAGAGTGGCCGCTAAAGGACGCACTGCCAAATTTTACGCTAGTAATCCTGAAGCGTATAAGAAAAAACTTGCTTATGATAAAAAACGGAATGAAAAGCCAGCGCAAAAGAAATATCGGGCGGAGCTAGCTAGAGAACGTAGGGCTAGAGGTGTGATGGGTAAAGGTGGCAAGGACGTAAGTCATACTGCTGACGGCAAATTTAAGATGGAGAACCCAAAAACTAATAGGGCAAGAAATGGTCACGGCAAAAACGGTAGGCTTGCTCCAGGTAAAGGCACTAAGAAATCTAAGCGGTAGGCAGACTAGCCTAGTCATTTAGTGCAATGGCGGTAAGGATAACCTCTGCAGAATCTATCAAGCAGGCTATTCTTGCTGATGTTTTACTGCGTGAAATATTTGTAAAAGTACAGGTCAACCAAACAGGACTAGCACCAATTGCTTTAGGGCCAAGTGTTGGCATTCTTGGTATTCCTTCAATCAGTGATTTTGAAGCTACTTGGAAGCTTACAATCATTGGGTTAACTAATCTAGAATCTAAGCAAGTAGCGGATTCCCTAGAAAGGATTTTTATTGGAGCGTCGTTCAAATTTTCTAATAATGACATTCAGGTTAGTATCTTTTCGCTGGCAACACGAGAAGTCTTAGAATCTGCAGAAGAACAGCAAAAATTAAAGAAAGATGCCCAGCGGTCGAAAAATCTTGAAAAGGCAATTGAATATGCTGAGAACTTAAAAAGCGGCATTGACGGCCAGAAAGGTGCTCAGGGTATTGCAGGAGCAAAAGGAGAGACTGGACTCCAAGGGCCACCGGGAAGAGATGGGCAAGATCTTGTTGCCACTGAAGCTGAACTACATGACTTAAAAGATGTTTTTATTCCAGATCCAAGAGTTGGCCAGGTATTGACATGGGATGGAGCCAGTTGGGTTTCATTATTTGTACCGCAAACATATAGATATGCAGGGAGTGGTATAGAAGAAGCACCTAATGACGGTAATTATTATGTACGTCAAAACAAAGCTTGGGTTGAACTTTCTGAAGCTTTAGGTAATACAGGCGTTGAGTCTGGTGACTTTGACCCTTAAGGAATACTAGTCTAGCATTTTTACGTCGATGCCAACCCCCGCTAATCGTGCAAAGATACAGCTGGCAAGGGGTTCGTTCAGCAATATTTCTGCTAGCCTCTCTGATCTACTAGATGGAGAGCTTTGCTACGCAAAAGATGAGAATAAGCTATATATGGTTGAGGGTTCGACCCTTACACCAGTTGTCGCAGAAGATGATGACGTTTTAGTCGAAGTACATAATCAATCTGGTTCAGACATTGTAAAAGGTAAACCTGTATATGTCAGCGGGACTCATAGTTCAGGTAAGCCAATTATTGAATTAGCTGATAACAATGGATCAGGAACTTATCCGGCGATTGGTCTTGTCCACGAAACAATTACGAATGGTGCTGATGGTAAAGTAATTATCAGTGGCCTGATTACAAATATCAGCACTAGCACCTTAGGTAATGCAGGAGATGCTCTTTATGTAGATTCTACTGCTGGCGATTTAACTACAACAAGACCTACTGCTGCAACAGAAAAGGTACAAAAAATTGGACTAATAACAAGGTCTCATGCATCGAATGGCACTATTTT